TGATTTTGAACACAATGGCGTTGAGGTGCATACCCGCGAGCCTCAGCCAAGCATGGGCGGTTTATCGGCGCAGGTGGTTCACCTTGTCGGTACCGCAAAGCACACCACGCTCAATCACAATGAGCCAACGCGCCTGTTTAACTATGCCAGCGCAATGATGGCGCTCGATACCAAGGGCACCCGTGAGGGTTCGCTGCCTAATGTGGTGCGCTACCTGCTTGAATACGTGAAATGCATTCTCTATGTGACCGTGGTACCAGAAGGGGCGAACTTTGAGGCGACAAAAGCCAATGTGATCGGCGGCGTCAACTCGCAAACCGGAGAAATCACTGGCCTTGAGACGGTCAAAGCCTGCCCGGAAACCCCCACCATTATTGCTGCTCCCGGTTTTGCGTCGTTGGTGGTCGGTCAAAAGCTGGCGCTGATGGCGCGTGATGTGCGCTGCCGCGCTGTGCTCGATGCGCCCAATACCAACGACATGGCCGCCGCAGAGTTTGCTGCGAGGTTTGGCGCTGAGGGAACCGGGCAGGATAAGCTCAGCATTGTTGACCCATGGTTTTTGAAAACCTACGACGGGGCACAGGTGTTGTTGCCTGCCTCTATCGCATTGGTGGCGGCGATGGCCTCCGTGGATGGCTGGGAAAGCCCGCAAAACCTAGCGGTGTTGTGTGATGAAACGGCGCGTAATGTGTCCTATAAAATCAATGACAAAACCACGCAAGCCAACTTTCTCAACAAGCATGGAGTGGTGACGATTGCCCGCACCCGCATGGGTGGGTATTCGATTATTGGCAACCGCACCAACACCGGGCGCTTTATCTCGCATGTGGGGCTGGAAGATTTGATGGCGCGTAAGCTGGAAGAAACCAGCCAGCCGCTGATGGGCAAAAACCTCACCAGTGACTTTATGAAACAGGTCGTCGAACGCCTGACCAACTGGGGGCAAAGCCTTGTCGCGAATGAAGTCATTCCCAAGTTTGTTGCCTACCTGCACCCAGACAAAAACAATGTCGAAAACTACAAATCAGGCCGTTGGTACCTGTGCGTAGATTATGGCCGCTATTCGCCCAATGAGCACATGGTGTATGAAATGAGCGTGGACGATGGCTTGATTGCTACATTCTTGGAGGAAGTTATCAATGGCTGATCGTATTCTGGTAAGACAAACGGCACTGCTTGACGGCTTGCCAATGATGAATGAGATCATCGAATTCACCCCGCCTGAGATCACCTATAAAACGGCAGATTCAGAGGGTTCCTTTGTTGCCACTGACGATACCGTGGGCATTGAAAAGCTCAAGTGGTCACTCAAGGTGCGCGGCGACCATAAAAAAGTCAGCGTATCACTGGCGGCATTCCAGATGAAGCCGGGACAGCTCAACGTTGATCAGAAGGGCAAGACCACCGACGGTATGCTTTTTCATGAGGCGCACTCGCTGTTTTCCAAAGTAACCAGAGTGAAAAAAGATGCGTTCAAGATGGGTGAAAAACCCTCTGTGACCATTGAGGGTGTGTGTACGGGCTACAAGCTGACGGACACGGGCGTACTGGTTCACGACATTAATGTGGATACGGGTAAAACCGTGGTATTTGGCACTGACCTCATGGGTGAGGCAGGAATTCTTTAACCACATTTACTTTTGACCCATCAACCCAATACGGGGCGCATGTGCGCCCCTTTTTCTTTTTAAAGGAATGACAACCGGATGGATAAACTTTCAACCCTGCCGTTTTTTACCCGTGGCGCGAGCAGCCAGATTGCCATTACCCCGATAACTTTTGGCGCATTCAACAAGTTGCCACATATCAAAAAAGGTGAGCTGTCGGAGGCGGAGCTGTTTGCCCAGTACAAAGCCAGTATTTTTGCCTGCACAGACATTACTGAGGATGAATTCAGCCAGTTAAAAGCAGCGGATTTTAACCAGCTCAGCCGGGACATTGCTGCCTTTATCAATAGCGCCTCTGATGTGCTGAAAGGTGAGCCGCTGGACGGTGAGACCTTTGCCTTTGACCTGCTGTTTCCCTTTGACAATGAGCTGGGTGAAACCATTTCCCAGATTCGCTTTGAGGTACCGACAGTTGGTCACTCGGAAGCACTGGCGGCGCTCGAAGACGACGCAGAGCGTGAGCTGTTTATGTTCCGCTCCGTGTGTGGGCTGGAAAAACAAGACTTGGAGGCAATGGCGCTCAATGATTACCTTGCGCTAAAGCCACAGGTGGGCGCTTTTTTTACGCAATCGGCGGCATTCTTTCGCCGGACGATGTTGAAGCCCTTATCGACCTGATCCCGATGCACCGCAACACCACAGAGGCTGAGCTGAGAACATGGCGGCAGGATGTGGCGCTCCGGCGGTACCAAATGATCCTTGATAAATTAGGGGTGAAGCGATGAGCGAGAAGATTAGCTTTGAGATCGCGGCGGCGGTGAAGGGGCTGAAAAAGATTAACGCCACCACAGAAGCCACCAAACAACTCAGTGAGGCGGTGGAAGAGCAACGCGAGGAAGTGAAAAACCTCAATGCCCAGATGAAAAAGGCGGATGCCTATGCCAAAAGCAAACAACGGCTGAAAAGGCTGGGTGGTCAGCTCGATAATACCAAAGAGAAAATGGCCTCACTGGGTGAGCAGTATGACGCCCAGAAACAGCACAATATTGTGCTGAGAAATGAAACCCTCCGCACTGAGCGTGAGATTGCCAGCCTGAAAAAAGAGATGCAGTCAGCGAGCAAAGAGGGTGCTCAGGTACTGAGCCAAAAGATCTCAATGGCTGAAACCAAACTCGAAGGTCTGGGAGCGGAGCTTGACCAGAGCAGGCAAAAAGCCCTTGAGCTAAAAGCCGCACTGGGCAAAACCAGTCAGTCAGTGCAAACCCTCACTGATCGCAAGATAAAACAAATCAATAAAACCCGTGATTTGCGCAGCCAGCTCAGGCAGGCCGGGGTTAACACCAAAGACCTTGCCAGTGAGCAGCAACGCCTTGCAAAAGAAACAGAGAAAGCCACTCAGAAACTGGGTAAGCAGGGGCAAAGACTGCGTGAAACGCAGGGCATTCAAGGCCGTATTGATGCCCGTAATGGTAAGTTTGGTGAGCTGGGTGGAGAGGCGGCTGGACTGGCGGTTAAAGCCGCGCCTATAGTTGGCTCCGTGGCAATGGCAATGAAAAATGAGTCTACCTTTGCCGATGTGAAAAAGGTGGTCGATATGACCCCGGAGCAGTCGCAGGCGCTGCGGGAATGGTCGCTTAAAATGTCAGCCAGCAAAGACGGTGGCGGCATGGGTGCCAATGAGATCAATGCCATGTTAGCGGCAGGTGGTCAGAGTGGTATCAAAGACATTGCCGAGCTGAAACGTTTTGTGCTCGACAGTGCCCAGATGGGCGTTGCATTTGACATGGAGGCCGAGGATGCAGGGCAAACACTGGCAACATTCAAGGCGTCGATGGGGCTTGACCAGTCCGGTGCCATGAGCCTTGCTGGACTATCAAACTACCTGTCCAACAACTCCAACGCCAAAGCCAAAGACATTGCGGCAGTGATGGCAAGACAGGGGGCGACGGCAACCACCTCCGGCTTTACGGTCAATGAAGCGGCGGCGCTGTCCTCATCATTGCTGTCTATGGGTATGGGTGAGGAACGCTCCGCCACGGCGCTCAAGAATATTTCCGGGCGGCTGACGCTCGGTGATGCTGCCTCAGGCTCGCAAAAACGCTCACTTAACCGGATAGGCTTTGATGCTCAGGCGCTGTCAGTCTCAATGCAGCAAGACGCGAGCGGTACCTTGATTCAGGTACTCGATGCAATAAGTGCTGCCCCGCTTGAGGAACAGTCTGCCCTTATCACCCAGATTTTCGGGGAAGAGGCCAAAGGTGCGGTGGCGTCACTGGCGGGAAATACCTCAGTGCTGACCAAGGCGCTCAAGCTGGCGCGGGATGGTGAGCAGGCGCATTTACAATCACTGCAAACGGAGTTTGCTGCCCGTATTGATACCTCTGCCAATAGCTGGGACGTATTCACCAATAAACTTAGCCGCCTGAGTGTGGTGTTTGGTAACTCGCTACTCCCCGCATTGAATGCAGTGCTTGAGCCTGTTGGTGAATTGGTGGACTGGCTGGCCGACTTTGCTCAGAAAAATGAGCAGGTGACGGCAGCGATTGGTATCACGGCGGCTGGATTAGGTGCACTGAAAGTTGCAATGCTGGCAGGTAAAGCTGCCGCACTGTTGATGGGGAACACGTTTGATAAAGGTCGGTTATTCCGTAATAGGTTAAAAGATGCCACCCATGATGAGGGAAGGGCTGCGGCGTATGCGACGAGACAGTTAAGACGTTTCAACCGTGAACTTCGCTCAACACCTTCGGGGAGAAGAGAGAGAGGTGATGTATATACCGAAACCCGTTCAGGCCGTGATAAAAGAAAAACAGAGACCAAAACTGAGCCGAGAAGCCGACCCAGAAGACGCAGGAGAGGGCTGAGAGGGGTACTCGATCGAAGTATCGACTGGTTCAAACCGAAAGATAAATCACCCAAAGATAAGCCGGTTGCGCTGAATAAATTACCTCCCGCCTCAACTCCTCCCTTATCAAAATCCAATAACACTTCTTCGCCAGGTTCTTTGGGACTCAACCCATCATCAATGCTTGATCCCAAACTCGCGGCACTTTCCCTTGCTGGTGGCGGTGTAGCAATGGCGCCGATGGGAGCGATTGCTGAAGAGGCAATCGGCATTGGCGGAGATGTCGCAGACGTTGCCGGGAAAATGGGGATCTCAAAGGTCCTTAAACCGCTAGGCATGGCGATGAGTGGTGTGCAGATCACTCAGGGGTTAATTGAAGGTGACAACGAGTTGGTGGGTGAGGCTGCGGGTGATATCGGTGGATCGCTTGCAGGCGGCGCGGCAGGTGCGGCTATCGGCACCATGATTTTCCCTGGCGTCGGTACCGTGGTCGGTGG